TGCTTCATCGACGTTTTGAACGGGATTTGTTGTTCGTTGACTTGATACTCGTAGACGATTTCAAGGGTCTTGCCGATCTTGTCCGCCTGCATGCGGCGTTCCATGCCCTGCTGCACGTCCGCCAGAAACGCCTGTGCCATTTCCATGGCCCCCGCCGGTAATGGCAGCGGTTGGCCAGTCATGGGGTCCACGGCGCTCATCGCCTGCTGCGCCTGCTGGATCGTGCTCATGTTGCCGTCCCACAGCCGGAAGTCGAGGGTCTTGCGGCGCGTGGCAATGGTGGTCGGGTTTTTCGCGTAGAGGCTGGCCACCTTCTGGTTCACTTGGCGCAGCGTGATGTTGCACACGTATCGGGTGTCTTCCTCCTGCATCTGCGGCCACTGTTTGCCCTGGGAAAAGGCCATGTCGTCGCGCATGCGCTTGAACACGGGCGCCCAGCGGCTTTTGGCCTTCTTGATTTTCGCCATCCACTGGCGGACCAGTGCGCGCTGCGCTTCGTCCGGCGCGCTGGCACCCGGACCGCCGGACGCAGGCGGTGTGCCGCCTTCCTCCGGTTGAGGGGGAGGCGGGGTTGTCTCCCCCGGCAGCGGCTGGTCTTCAAAGTTGGCCATGTCCAATTCCTAAGTATTTACGTGAATACTCAATCTAGTGTAGGTAACGATCCCCACCGGCTGCGGTCTGACGGCGCAAGCGTTCCGCGCTCTGCAAGATCCACTGGATCGAGCCGGACGGGGCGGGCTTGGCGGCAGGTACAGAGGTGTTGGGCTTGTTCAAGGTGTCGAGAGACAGGCCGATCAGCGCGCAGAAGTCCACAAAGTCGTCATGGACGCCGTTCGGGAAGTTGAGCAATTCGTCCACCGCGTCCTCGTACCAGGGCGCGAACTTGGGCAGGTACACTTTGCCCATGGAGAACCGCCCGGCGATGGCTTGCGCGCGGGTCTGCTTGTCCTTGCTGGGCACGCGCTCATCGATGCTGATATAGGTCTTTTCTTCGTGCATGCGCTTGCGCAGGAACGGACCGAGGGACAGCGAAATGTGTCCGCGCTCTGCGGTCCACAGCAGCGGCTTGTAGCGCTGCATCAGGTCGAGCATGCCCTCCACCTGTTGCTCGGCGTCGAGTTGCCGCCAGATCAGGTCCGGCAAGATCCAGATATTGTCGTCCGCGTCCACACCGACCACGCCGATGCAGGACGGGTCGCGGTTGGCCAGCAAGCTGACGGCGTGGTCACTGGCTGCGTAGTAGCGCAGGTTCTTCGGCAGCTGGTGCGGCTGATAGCTCTGTATGTTCTTGCGCTTGAACAGATTCCCCTCCGGCGGCGAAGGGCGCCCCATGTACTGGGCGGAAAAGCCGGACGGATCGAGGCGGCGCATCGACTCCAGAAACACTTGCGGGGTGCGCTCTGGCCAGAGGATTTCCCCGACCTCACGGCCTATCGGGTCGTTTTCCTCGGCAAATGCCGGGATGTTGATGACGGTCCACTTCTTGGCTTCTTCGGGGTCGTAGTAGCTGTTGCGCGGGTTGGTCAGCCGCCCCACCAGATCGTCCTCATGCCAACGGGTCATGCAAATGACCACGCGGCCCTGCACGCCCATCAGTCGAGTCATCGCCACCTGGGAGAACCACGTCCAGATTTGATCCCGAATGATCTTGCTGCGCGCTTCCTCGGAATTTTTCAAAATGTCGTCGATTACTAAGAGGTCCGCGCCCTTACCGGTCAGGCCCGCATTGCGCCCGGCGAAGGTCAGCACGCCGCCGCTGTTGGTCTGTACGCGGTCCGCCGAGGCGTTGCCCCGGCGCAGCGTGATACCGGGGAACACCTGCTGGAAAAACGCCCCGCGCATGATGTGCCGACACTCACGGCCAAACTCGGTGGCCAGATCGTCGCCGTAACTGGTGACGATGGTTTGGCGGTACGGATCGCGCCCGGTGAACCACGTTGGGAACTTTCGACTCACCAGCTCCGACTTGCCCACGCGCGGCTGCATGCAAACGATCAGGCGCAGAATCTCGCCGCGTTCCACCGCCATGAGCTTGTCACAGAGAAAACGGTGGATCTTGTGCGCGTCGTAGCGGCTGGCCAGCGGGTTGTCCGGGTCCAGCGGGTCCGGCATGGACAGCTGCGTGTAGGTGAGCAGGTCGTCTTGGCACGCGCGCAGCGTCAACAAGCGTTTCGCGGCAAACAGCTTGCGCTCGTAGTCCGCGACTTCCCTGTCTGCGGCGGCTTGTGCGGCTTTGACTTGTGCGGGCGTGGTCATCGGCTGGCCTTTAAGTATTTACTTAATTACTTAATACCACGGTCCGAGTCGCGGCGGGCATGGAGCTTTGGCTGTACCACCAGCCGCGCGATCACACCCACCGCCCCCAGCACGCCAAACATCCATGGCGCAATGAAGCCCTGCACCATCGGCAGCCACTGGTCTGCCGCGCCTAATACGGCGATCACCACGCCGATCTGCACGCTGGTGATCTGATGTGCTTGTTTCCACTCACGTATTAGGCTCATGTCTGCTTTCCCAGGTAAGTCACCAGTCGGGCATAGCGGGCTTGCCGGTCTTCGGCCCCGATCTGTCCGCCGTTGATGGTTTGTGTGGTGCCCTTGAAGTCGCCTTGATCGATCTTTTCGTTTAGCGCGTAGCGGCTCCAGAACCAGCCCGCCGCCTCCAGCGCAACTTGCTCGCTCATCAGCAGGTCCGGGTCCGCGAGCAGGTCCAGCCCAATCGCGCGGCCCGTGTCGAGGTAGTTGGTTTTGCCGGTGGTCATGAAGGCGCCGCGTCCGCGATAACGCCAGCCGTCGCCGGACGCCTCGTTACCGTTGCCCATGCGCCGGGCGTAGCAGTTGTTTGCGATGGCTTCCGGGTTGCGCGCCAGCCGCTTGGCCAGCGCGTTGGGTTTTCGGTCTGGTCCCCGGTATCGGCTGGGCCATGTACTGGCCAAGCCTTCAGCGCTGTAGTTGAGGTTTTCCACCAGCCGCGTCAGGTCCGCCGATTCATGCCCCACCTGGGCGAGAAAACCGGCAATGCGTCGCGGGGTGTTGATTCGGTAATCCTCCAGCGTCGTGTTTAACGCGGCACACACGCTGGGGTCCGCCTTTGGGAAGATGTAGGCAAACTGTTCCTCAGTAAGCATCATCGCCGCTTAACCTCCTGCACGGGTCCATCGTAGGAAGTGGGCACGGCGGCGATGCAGTAGCTGCGCATCCGGGCCACTTCCATGTCCAGCACGGCCAAGCGCTGCGTGTGCTCAGCCACTTGCTTTCCTTGCATGGTCAGGACATCCAGCTGGTGCAGCGCGTACCACTGCACGCTGGCCAGCAGGATCGCCCCGACAAATACAGCACCTCGGACGAACGCCCAGCCTGTGGCTTGTTTCAGCGCCACAGCGCGCACGTCGTCCTCGATGGTCATTCCGGCGCCATCAGGCCGGACGCTTGCAGGCTGGCGAGCAGCGCATTGAATTGCGTGGCCAGCTCGTCGTGCGCCGCTACAGCGGTGTTGTAGGCCGTCGCCAGTCCCGGCAGGTCAATCGTTGCGGGGTCTACGGCTTGCGCAACCAGCACAACCGGCGCCACGGCAGCGGCCTGCCCGGCGTCCTCCGGCAATCCGGCGGGCATGCTGGTCTGAAAAGAAACGGTGTATTCCCCAGCGGGCAGCGGGTACGGCGCGTCACCCGGCCAAGCCACGTCCGCGCTGGTGGTGCCGACAGTGACTGCCAGCCCGTCGAAGACGCGGCCATAGACCTCGATGTAAACGGTTTGGGTTGCGGCCAGATCGGCTTGGGTCATCCCGGCCAGGAAAGGAAAGGTGATAATGCCGCCTGCGTCCGTGTCCGCCGTGGTGACGGCCTTCAGGTTGACGGTGGGTTGGTCAATGCTCATGTCTTCGCTCCTACAGGGTTAGTCGAACGTGATTTCCATGGACGCAAGCGTCACGGTCAGCGGCCCGCCGCTGTTCTGGAAGAAGCGCAGCGTGAAAGACTCGTTCAGGGTGGTGGACACGCGACCGGACAGGTTCACGCGCTGCACGCCTGTGGCGCTATGCACCACGTCCGCCTGTAGGTCCGGGATCAGCGCGTTATTGCGGTAGATCTTGGCTGTGTAGATCAGGTTGTTTGAGGCGTGTGTGGCCAGCTCGATGTAGGCGCTCACGTTGGCGAATTTCGCCCCCAGCGGGGCGCGGATGCCCCAGTTCACGCCCTCTTGGAAACGGAAGCCGTAGGCGTCGTAATCCACGCCGTCCAGCGAAATGGCGACGGTCGTACCGGTGGCCACGGTGCTGGTGGACGTGCTGGTCTTCACCTTGGCCTTGCGCGGCACGTATGCCTTGTCCGTGTAGACGTAGGTGTCCAGTTCCGCTGGCCACAGCACATTGCCGTTCCACTTCTTTTTGTTGCCGGTGAAGTGGTAGCCCAGCTCGTAATGCAGGTCGTCGTTGTTCCACAGCGCGCGCAGGTTGGTCAGGTACGCCGCCAGATCGGGAATACCGCCGTTGGCCCCGGACTCGTTGACGATGTAAGGGCAGGTGATGCCGTTGACCGAGTTGGTGATGCGCACAATCGGCGGCAGCTGTCCGCGACAGTTGATGATCCCGCGATCCAGCCGCGCCGCATTACCGGCGTAGATCGTGCATTGATCGAACGCCACGCCCATTTCAATGGACTCAGCGGTGCCGAGGTTGTAGCGGGTCGGAGTGGCGAACCAGTACACGACCGGCAACCCGCCGCCTTCCCCACCAAAGCGATTTTGGATGCCACGGACCGCACCCCACACGTCGAACCAGCGCGAGCGCGCGGGGAACGTGCCGCCGGGAATGAGCATGGTCCAGTTCATCGAGTACAGACCGCCCACCCAGATAACGCTGGTGTCCGTGTCGAAGAAATCGGCCTCCGGCTGTATCCAGCCGCCCAGGTGAAAGGTGTGGTCGCACTGGCTGCGCACCATGCGCTTGCAGCGGATGAAGTTGCAGTTAATCAAGATGCCTTGCGTGGCGGTGACGGGTACGGCTCCCGAGGTGTTCAGGAACTGCACGGCGTAGTCATTGGCACCTTCAAAGGTGCAGGTGTCGCAGGTCCATGTACCGCTGTTGATGTTGGCGTTTTGCAGATTGACCTGGGACTTGCCGCCAACGAAGTTCAGGTAGCCGAGATAGACCTTGTAACTGTCCGAGCCCTTGAAAAAGTCTTTGGTGTTGTCCAGCGATTCCAGCGAGCTGCGGCCTTCGGATACCATGAAGCAGGGCGGCTCAAGCAGCCCTTGGGCCTTGACGTGCCAGCCATTCGGCACCGTCAGCACCGGGCAGTTGACGACCGCACTGCCCAGCCCGCCGCCAATCGACGGCTGCCACGTATCGCGCATGTCCAGCTGCCACGCGATGGCTTTCTGCATGGCCAAGGTGTCGTCACCCACACCGGTGACGCCAAACACCGCGACCGATACACGCTCAGCGTTTTTCAAGTCTTGGCGCAGCGCCACGGCTCCGGTGTACTCCAGCAGCCACTGCAATAGCGCGCTGCCTTTATCCGGGTCCACGGTGCTGTTGAGGTCCGCGCGCAGCCCGTTGGCGTTGGCGTTGGCCGCGTCCGCGTCCGCCTGTGCCTCGTTAATCGCGGTGGTCAGCGTCACCACATCACGGGCAGACGCCAGCGGAAAGCCGCCGGGGGTGGTGCCGTCATGGACCACGCCCACCTTCTTGTCCGTATCAACCGTGACCTCACCAATCGCCCCGGTGAAGATGGCGTGTTGAGCCGTGGAACCACGGCGGCGTTGTACCTGTTTACCTGGCATGGCTCAGCTCCTAAGCGGCGATTGATCCCCAATCCTCGGAAAACTCCGCGCTCTCGCTCACCAGCCCCCAGTCATCCACGTAAACGGGCATGACTTGTGAGCTGGCGGCGATCTTGATAACGACGGTTTTGCCGGTGGCAATGGGCGGGGTAAAAGTGATGGTCGGACCGGCCACGCTGTATTTGCTGGGGTCCAGCAGCAGGCCATCGACGTGGACATCGATAAATTCCTCATCGATCACGGACACCGGCATGGTTGCGGTGCTGGTGCTGCCAGCCGTCACAAACGTGTACGTCTGTGGCATCAGCGCATCCATCGCCTCGTCCATCTGCTCGAAGTAGTACCGGGCCAAGTCCGCACTGGCGGCGGCGTTGGTGGCTTCGGCGGCGGCGTCCTCGGCGCTGTCCTCGCTGTCCTCAGCGGAATCGGCGGACGCGGCGGCGCAGGCGCAGCTCTGGTCCGCGCAGATTTGCGCCTGATCGGCGGCGGCTTGCGCTTCGTCCTTGATCGCTTCGGTCTGGTCCTTGATCGCCTCCATGTCCGCCAGCCCGGCGTCGATCACCTCTTGCGCGGCATCGCTGGCGGCGTCTTCGATGAAAATGATCGCGTCCGGGCTCAGCTGGTCCGGCCCCACCGAACCATTCGCCAACTGGCCGTCATCGCGCTGGATCTGCGCCAGTCGGGCTTGGGTCTGGTCCAGCGCGATTTCGACGGCGTTGAACTCGGCATCGAGGTCGGTGCCTTGAATCGGGTTGGCGGGGTTGTTCGATGAGGCCGCGCCAAAAATGCGAACGCGGTTGTAGGGCTTGGGTACAGAACTCATGGCGCGGCCTCCAGAGCGGTGACGCGCGCGGCCAAGTTCGCCAGTACGTCTTGCACGTTGGCAGCGGCCACACCTGGGATGGGATTGACGGGGATTGAGGGCGCAGCTACCGGCTGCATGACAAACATCCAGTCGCCGTTTTGCTGGTCGAGCGTGAAATTGCTGCTGGCCGTGTGGTTCTTGACCGCTACCCACAAGATGCCTTGCGCGTTGACCGCATCGCGGGCCGCGTAAGCCGTACCGGCTACCCACACGCCGCGTGGATTCCAACCACCGGAGACGATGGCCAATACATCCGGGTCGAGCTGGTCATTGCCCACCGAACCGTTGGCCAGTGAACCGTCATCGTTCTGGATTTGCGCAAGGCGGTTTTGCGTATCGGTGAGCGACAGTTGCACCGCATTCAACTCGGCGTCCATCTGCGTGCCGGGCACCGGATCGCGGGGGTAATTGGCTTCCCAGTCAGCGAACGAGTACAGGCGCACGTAGGGCGTGGGTCGCGGCGTGGCCACGGTAAAAATGCGCTCTACGGTCATAACGGCACCTCTTTTTCAAGAATGCCGTCAGTGTAGCAACTCGTAAGTATTTACTTAAATACTTACATCAAATCGGTCTGAAACCCGCGTTCCTGCGTGTCAAATGCCGTTCGTCCGATTCACAACATCCAGCATGAAGCCGGTGCGGCGATTCCAACAATTACGACAAGTTGTCGCAGTTATCTGTGGTGCGCAGATTTTTGTATAGGTGGCCGGTAGAGCATTACGCGCGCGCATCGAACATGGGGGCAGGGGCGGGCTGCGCCGCTGCCACGGTGGCCGGTCGGGTGGGTGGTCAGGCTGCCCCCTGCTGCGCTGGCCAGCCTGTCCGCCGTCCATCCATCGTCCGTCCGCCGTCCATGATGCAGGCGGACGGTCCCTCTAGATGATCGGTGGTCCTCTGTGGACTACGGAAGTGCAGCGCTAGGCCAGTAAATCCGCCACGTCTAGCCGTTCTATGCGTGGGGCTTCGGTGTTGGGTTCGGTGTTACCTGGGATCGCTCGCATATTTTGGAGCGTTTCCTCGCCCTGCTTGATGAAGGCGCCCAGCTCGGCCAGGGTCATGTCCGTTAGTGGCTTGTCCATGTCCAGTGGTGGCGCGCTGTCCTGCTTGTGGTGTCCGCAGGCTTCCAGCACGTACCGCGCAGCCTGGAACTTGACCGCTGGCGGCACCTTCGCACCCGGCTCAAGGATGCCGTAGAGCGCGGCATAGCTGAGCCCGGCCAACTCTACGTTGAACAGACGCGCGCGCTCTAAGGCCACCATTTCACCGATTCGAGGATCTTGCCTCAATCTGTATATTTCGTTGTCCGCTGAATAACCGGCTATCTCTGCTGCGACACGTTCCACACCGGTTTGGGCGAGTGCGCGGACGTACTTCCCGCGCTTGATTGATGCAAGTTGCTCCTGAGTCCGCGACACGTTGTCACCTTCTAAGTTTTGCCCTGGTACGCAGCACTTTAGAACAATGGGCAACTAAGCGCGGTCCGCCGTCCGCAACTAGCGCGGACGAAGTGCTTTACACAGTGCGACAACCTGTCGTAATCTGTAGATCAGTAAATAAGTATTTACTGAGTAACGAGCCTATTCCGCACACTACCGGAGCAACACACCATGAGCACACCAGACCAGCGTTATCACTTCAACGCGAACATCTTGCCGACCATCACCCTGGAGCACGCCAAACAGTGGACGCAGGAGCAGGACGCCGTTTGCTGGATTGAATACACGTTCTTGGACCCAAACGACCTGCCGCGCTCTAACGACATGATCGCCCGCGTAGAAAGCCGCTTTGAGTGCCTGCTACGCCGCGACGTTGAAAACCAGATCGCCGGGAAGTTGATAGACGACGCGCTAGAGCTGGGCTGCACCATTTCCGTTAACGATGGTGAGAACTGGTGCCTTGTCCGCTCCCAGGACAAACCCGCAATCATGGCGGCAATGGCTTCGACGGACGCGGACCGCCTGCAAGTCCGCACCGTGGACGGCCTGAAAATTGGCGACATCCTGCTGATTTGGGGCAACGGCGCGGACCTGATAAGCGACTGCACCGACAACGAAGCAACGCGCCTTTTGCTGGAAGGCGCCGAAGCGCTGGCCGAAACCCTGCAAGGCTGATGTTTGAACTCTGTCCGCTCCCAGGCGCGGACAGACTTGAAACACCCGCAACCGTCCGCACACTACCGGAGCAACACACCATGAGCACACAAGCCAAAGACACCATCGTCGAAATGCTGAGCCACGATTACCGGGGCTGCCCAGCGATCAACGTCCGCACGGACGACTTCCACGCCCTATCCTCGGAGCAAGTGCAACGCCTGATCGACCGCGCCAACGATTACGGCTATCGAGCGCCCAAGAACGCCAGCGGCTCACGCGCCCGCTGCTTTTTCTACATGCTGCAACGCCACGCCAACCGGGGGACCAAATGAGCGTGGTCATGGCGTTCTTTTACGTGTCCGACGTGGCGCAGCTGGCCGTGCCGCTGGACAACACCCAGGCACTGGCGCGCGTAATGCTGATGGTTCACGCTTACGCCGTCCGCAACCGCGCGGACAGCTATCAGCTGATGCGCCTCAACTACCACAAGCCACCAACCCCGATAACGCACCGCTACCACCTAGCACCCTGAGCCCCGAAGGCCCGCCACGCGCGGGCCTTTTTGTGTCCGGCGGACGAGCGGACGTGTACAAAGTGCGACAGGTTGTCGTATTGTGAGCACTGTTTTACGTATCTACTGAAATACTCAACCTTGTGGGAGTTTGAGAAATGAGCACAGAACAGCTAATCGCCCTGATGGATGAACTAGGCCCGCGCCCTGTCACCGTCAACACCGGCAACCGCAACAAAGTCCGCAAATGGCTGCGCCTGTCCGGCGTGGCGTCCGCCGTGGTCGAGAAACTGACCACCAGTGAGCTGGGGTTTGCCTACAACGACACCGAGTTTTTCAAAGACCTGCAATCCCAGGCACCCGCTGCGCCACGCGCACCGCGCGCGGCCTCGCCGTCCGTTGACCCGGACGCCATGGCAAAGGCCATTGCGCAAGCCGTAGCGGGCGCCATGGCGGCAATGCCTGCACCGGCTCAGGACATGGACGAGGAACGAATCATTGAGCTGATTCAAACCTACAGCTACCAGCCCGCCGTCATCACCCTGGAAGTGATCGACCACGAAGGCGTCCGCGAGCGCATCACTGGCCTGCAACACCAGCAAACGCCGGAAGTGCTGGGTTGGCTGATGGCAGGCGTAAACGTCTGGATGGCTGGCCCTGCGGGCTCTGGCAAAACCACCATGGCCGAGAATTGCGCCAAGGCGCTCAGCCTGCCGTTCTACTCCTGCGGAGCCGTGCAAAACGAGTACAAGCTGACCGGCTTTGTTGACGCCGAAGGCCGGACCGTCCGCACATCGTTCCGTGAAGCCTTTGAGCACGGCGGCCTCTTCCTGTGGGATGAGGTAGACGCATCGGCGGCAAATGCGCTGGTAGCGTTTAACCA